GGTCGAGAACGCTCCGGCGCCTCTCCGGTAGACGGCTTTGAGCATCCCGAGGTCTACCCTCTTGCCCTTAGCGGTGTACTTCTCGTTGTGCTCGTCGCGGAGGTTTGAGAGCGCCTTCTCGGTTGAATCCGAGATTTTGATAGAGCCCCGAGTACCTGACGCGGAGCCCTTAGGGTTCCGATCAGAGCCGGTCCGCTGGTCCCGCTTGGGCGCCGGCGTCTTCGGATCATCCTTCCGAGCCGCGAGCCTCTTGAGTTTACGCTTAGCGCTCATCGGTTCACCTCGCGGAGCTTGCGATACCGCTCGGAGAGAGCGGCCGCTCCTCCACCGACACCACCGGAGACGCGGTCAAAATATGAGCGCGCCGCCTGGTCGGGGAGCTCGCCGGCGCCTATGCGCTCTCGGATAGCTCGCTCTAGATCATCCTCCGGAGTGAGGAGCCCGAACTGAACCAGCGGAGCGAGAGCGTTCAAGCTCTCGGCGAGCTCGTCGGCGTCGAGGCCGGAGTGAGCGAGGCGCGGGAGCTGTGATGGGGAGCAGTCGCCATAATTCCAGCGGATGAGTCGACCGATGGTCCCGCCGGCTCTCCGGTCCTGACCTCCGACCGCGCCGGCGATCATGTCGCATAGGTTGAGCGCGCTCCTCCGGAAGACCGAGAGGTGAACCTCGCCGACGCTCCTCGAGCCCGTGTCGGTGACGCCGAGGTGCATAAACGATGCGAGGAAGGCCAAGCTGATCTGATGATCACACTGGGCGATAGTCGCGAGCGCGTGAGAGCTGTCGAGCTTCTGCTCTCCGAAGGTGTCAAAGCTCACCACCGGATTGTCGACAAGGTAGCTCTGCTCTTGAGCGATGTAGGCTTGAGCTTGAGCGGCCGCGCGGTCGATCATCTCATCAATATCTGTATCGGTGAGACCAGCGGCTTCCGCTGCGGAGCGGTCAACCGAGACGCGAGGAGTCGCGACGGCCCATCGCTCCATGCCGACGCCGAGGAGATTCGCGGTCCGCTGCTTAAACCTCCACCACCACCACGCCGGCCGGAGGAGACCTCGGCCCTCGAAATTACTCCCGGTCCGGTTGAGCGTAAGAAGCAACAGCTTAGATGAGGGGATAGGCTCCGGCGGAAGGACGTTGCCGCGGAGCTGCTGAATGACCGCGTCGAGGTTTTGCCCGTCGGCGGATTCCCATCGTAGATGCGCCGACGGCTCCCGATCAGCGTATTTGTCGAGCCACACTCGAGGGACGCCGCGCTCGTCGTTGTCGACGCGATAGACCTCCTCGGCGTAGCGGTAGCCGATGGGCGCGAACTCCCAGAGATACTGAAGCTGGTCCTCCCAAGAGACGGACATCATCCCCGGATAGCCGTCGAGCCCCCAACATTCATTGGCGAACCGAGCAAGCTCTTTAGCGTGCCCGTCGGTCTCATCGCCGGGGACCCATCGCCAAGATGCCTCGAGCAAAGTCTGCTTAAGGACACGCCACGACGCCGCGACGGTCGGGTCCGTCGCGAGCATCTCCTCGGCCTCATGGATCCAGTTTTGCCCGGTGATGCGGAGGTTTTGCTCTTTGCCGACGATCTGGCCGCCGGATAGATATGTCCCCGTGATACCGCGTTGACCGAGCGGCGCAACAGCGGGGGCGCCGCGATAGGGAAGGTCGCGCGCTCTTGTGTATCCTGTACGGTAAGACATAGGGGAGCCTCCACTTTGTTCAGTACCATACATCTCTTCAGTATAAAGACAAAATCATGAGCGACCTCCAGCTGAATCCGTTACAACGCGACCTCCTCCGAGCGCTCGCTCATGAGCAGACCTTCATCGCTGTTCGCGCTGGATGGGGTAGCGGTAAAACCTCGGCGCTCGTCTTCGCGATTCTCCAGATGAGCCACGCGAGACCGAGGAGCTCCTCGCTCCTCATCACCGACACCTCTCCGAGGTATAGGACGGTGTTAGCTCCCGAGATTGAGAAGTGGTTAGGTCCGCTCGGCTGGGAGTGGAATCAGCTCAAAGGGACTTGGACCGACCCGCAGACCGGTAGCGTCGTCTGGTGTCGCGCGTACTTCAGGCCGGGAACGCGAGACTCAAGCCATAACCCGCTCGAGGGGATCAACGTCAGCGGCGCCGCCTTCATTGATGAGTCGCAGACGATGACGGAGGAGGTTGCTCAAAAGGCCCTCGGCCGGTTGAGGTCCGGACCATCGCCTATCCTCGTTATGGTCGGTCTCCCGGTCTCCGATGCGTGGTGGGTGAGGATGGCCGAAGACAACGGATGCCCCGCCATATTCCACACCAGCTACGCGAACCGCGCGAACCTCTCCGAAGCATGGTTCCGCGCGACCGAGGCTCTCCCGCCGGCGGAGCGCGAGGCGATGATCATGAACAAGCCGACGCCTCCGACCGGGTCGGTCTACTCGGAGTGGTCGGAGGAGAATATCGTCGACGGGTGGAAGTATCGCGAGGATATGGAAGCACGGATAGCTATCGACTGGGGATTCAGGAAGCCCTCGGTCCTGATCATCGCCCACGACCCGACGCTCGGCGCCGATATTATATGCGGGGAGCTCAACCCCTCGGAGGTCACGCTCGAGGAGCTCGCTCGGCTCATCCTCGCCGTCGCTTGGCCTCGGAGCCATCGAGCGAGCGCGCCTGGTCAGCGTATCTGGTTAGACGCCGGCGCCGGGGATAAGGCGGGGAGCGCGCGGAATGATCAGACCGCCATGAGCTCCTTCAAGGTCCTCGCGCTCAACCCGCCGAAGGGCATCGGCTTAAGGCTTCGCCATACGACGAGCCCGGTGAGAACCGACATTGTCAACGGAGTACAGCGCCTCAAGCGGGCGATATGGCAGCGGCGCTATCGGATGACCCGCGAGGTATGGGAAGCCGGGAGGAGAGCGACCGGAAACTCTCTCCGGAAGGCCCTCGAGAGCTATCGTTGGGATAAGAAGAAAGAGACGCCGGTAAAGGACGGACGAGAAGACCCGCTCGACGCGCTCCGCTATGACTGCATCATCTGGAGATGGGGAGACGACGCGGCCCTCGAACGCCGGCGGAAGTCATCGGCCCCGAAGAGGGGAAGACAGAGCAAACCATGGGAGCAGCGAGGCCTCTTTTAGTCTGGCTTCATGACATCGTCGAGCGGCCCGCGGGGAGGAGCTACCGGTTGAGGAGGTCGCTGAGTGGGAGGCGGCGTGTTCATGGCCGCTGCGACGTCCTTCCGCTCGGGCATCCACTCTGCGAACTCCTCGGGGAGCTCCCGGTGATGCGTTAGGTCGGCGAGCTCGCCGAGCTTCCGGTCCCCGGCCAAGAGAGAGAGACGCGCGATGACCAGCGCCTGAAGCCCTTCATGTTGCTTGCGTAGGATATCCTTATCGATTTGCGCATCGCGAAGCCGCGCGATCAGCGTGGTTCGGTCGTCGTTTAAGCTCTCGAGCTCTTTCTTCAGCGCGGCGACATCATCCGGGTCTCGGCCGACAAAGATGCTGATAGCCATACTCATCGAGCCGACGATCATCCCGATGATCGACGTGATTAGGTCCTTATTCTTCTCGGGGATTTGGTGACGAGCTAGGACGCCCATGATCGCCAAAACCATCATTAAGAATAGGAAAGATGCCACCCATGACCTGATGCTTTTGCTGGACATAATCTACCTCCTCGGAGGCAGACTACTCTCCTAGCGTGAGCAGCGTATAGGTGACATCTCCAGTACTCTTCGCCTCGGAGACCTCAGGGTCGAGCGTCAAGACCAAGACCTCGTCGCCGCGCTCGAGCTCGAGCGGCTCGTCGCCCCCGCGGAGCGGAGCGAGAGAGCGCGAGAGGAAGGCGACCGGGGAGTCCGACCTGATGCGATTTTGGACCTCGGCGCCGGGTCGAGACAGGCTCCAGGGCGTCGACTTAACAAAGTCCGTCGCCTCGATTCGGACCGTGACCCCATAAGGCCATCCAGAAACGGCTGAAAGAAACACGCGCGGAATGGTCGCCTCGATTCGGACCGTGACCCCATGAGGCAGCGCTGGGGTAGGTAGGGAGTCGACAATGTATTTCATTCCTCATCCTCCTCGGTCCATTCGCCGGTGTCCTCGACGTCGACCAAAATGAAGCGACAGCAATCCCAGTCCGGTCGCTGGTTCCGCTGCGGCGGGAACATGATCAGTAGCTCATCAC